ACAATCCTCTGTAGCTCAGCGGTAGAGCCGACGACTGTTAATCGTCTGGTCGCAGGTTCGAATCCTGCCGGGGGAGTAAACGGACTGGAATACATCCGTGCTCACATCTCCGAGAAAAAAAAGAATCGGAACAACAACCCATGTGAGAGAGAGGTGGGATCCCTCTTGGTGCCTCCCCTGCTGACGAGCAGGGGATATTTCCCTGCTCGAATAACTCAGCGGTAGAGTGTCTCCTTTACACGGAGAGGGTCGGGGGTTCGAATCCCTCTTCGAGCATTAGTATACTACATACTATGAACAAAGAAAAAATTAAAGACAATCTACAAGACATCCATTTAGAACTAGCCTACCTAAGAGCTATGATAGAAAATGTTAGTAATCAGATGCAAGAACTGCGGGAAGAAATTAGAGGCGCACCCAACTCAACTAAGGAGTTGCCAGTGCCCGAACTTTACGAGCATCCGTGGTACAAATATAAGCGGGAACTCATTGGACTTAGTGGAAATAGTAACTAATCCTAGAGAGAAAAAACTTCCATATCTAAGTAAACGTGATATGGAATTTCAAGAAAATAGACGACAACGTAAAATTCGTAAACTTGATTTTGAAGAACGATGAAAATTTTTCTAGACACTGCTAATTACAGAGAGATCTCTGACCGTTATTGTACTGGTCTTGTGGATGGTATTACAACCAATCCAACACTAGTAAAGAAGTCTGGTGCTAATTATTTTGATTTTATTCGTACTTTGTCTAGAGATTTTGCTTTTGAAAGTATCTCTGCCGAAGTTAATGGAGAAGATGCTGATGAGATGATTTCTAATGCTCAACAGTATATTGCAATTGGTTCAGAAGTTACTATTAAACTTCCTTTGACACAAGAAGGATTGATTGCATGTAAGATTCTCTCTGATGAGGGTGTAAAAACTAATGTCACTCTTTGTTTTAGTGCAGCACAATCAGTGATGGCTGCTAAAGCGGGTGCTACTTACATCTCTCCATTTGTAGGTCGCATGAATGATAACTCCTTCAGTGGTGTTGAACTTGTCCGTGCTATCTCTGGTCTCTATTGTGCTCAAGGTGTTAAGACAAAAATTCTTGCAGCATCTCTTCGTGATGCACATCATGTTTCTAGGTGCTTGATGTATGGTGCTAGTGTTGTCACACTCCCACCATCAGTATTTGATAAGATGTATAAAAATGTTCTGACTGATGCAGGACTTGCTATCTTTGAGAAGGACTTCAAAGAAATTTCTTGACAAGTGGTTGTCCCTCCACTATAATAAGGGACGTTCAACGGGGTGTAGCGCAGTTTGGTAGCGCGCCTGCTTTGGGAGCAGGATGTCGCAGGTTCAAATCCTGTCACCCCGATTACCATATCAATCTTATGGAATTTTACACTGTGGAACATTGGGAAAAGAACTGGGAAGAATTAATTGAGAGAGTAGAAAATGGAGAACATATAGGAATTGAAAACGAGAACGGAAATAGAGCAG